GTCGGATCGGAACATCGGAACATAGCAACTTGTGTCATTTCATGACAGCTTGGCGCAGGTCCTACCGGTAGTCTCTTCCAATCACGTGATCGGTCTGCGAATCTGCCGCGCATGCCTGGTGCAAGCGCGGCAGCCAAAACGCAGATGGTCGATCTCTTCCCGTTGTGCATCCGCGCGGCCGTCCGGAGTGCCAACGACGATGAGCGCACCGTGGAGTTGGTCTTCTCCACTGGCGCCGCCGTCGAACGCATGGACTGGTGGACTGGCAAGCGCTACCTCGAGAAGCTCTCGCTCAAAGCCGAACACCTTCGCCTCGATCGTCTGAACGCCGGCGCGCCGCTGCTCGATGCGCACTCTGCCTGGAGCATCACCGATCAGATCGGCGTCGTCGAGTCCGACAGCGTGCGGCTGACCGCGAAGGAAGCGCGCGCCACCGTCCGGTTCTCGAAGCGCAAGTCGGTCGACGAGATCTGGGGTGATGTCCGCGACGGCATCATCCGGAATGTTTCAGTCGGCTACCGGGTCCACAAGTTTGAGGAGGACGTCTCGAAGGGCAACGCCCTCCCCGTCCGCACGGCGGTGGACTGGGAGCCCTACGAGATCAGCATGGTGCCGATGCCGGCCGACGCGGGAGCGCAGGTGCGGAGCGGTGACAAGAGCAACACCAATCAGTGCGTCATCGTGCGGATGACGCAGGACGAAGACCGGATGCGCCGTTTCAGGCTCGCGCTCGCTCGCGGGTGAGAGGACTCAGACATGAATCTCAAGAAACTTCGTGCCAAGCGCGCCAAGCTGATGAAAGAGGCCGAGGCGCTCAAGGGGCGTGATGGCTCGTTCGCCAGCGACGAGGCGCGTGCCGCATTCGACGGCAAGATGGCCGAGATCGACACCATCGATCAGCAGATTCGTGACCTCGAAGAGGCCGACAACGAGACCGCGCCCTCGGCGACCCTGGTGGAGCAGCCGGTCGCTCGACGTCGGACGTCGGCCGTCGAGGACGACGAGGACGACGACGATGAGTCAAACGAGCACGACGCCGGCGTCGATTCCGAGCGCGCGCGTGTGCAGGGCATCCTGACGGCGACCCGCGCCGCGCGCCTGCCTCAGCGCTTCGCCGACAAATTGATCGCCGATGGCGTAGCTCTGGTCGACGCGCAAACGCGCGTGTTCAACGAGCTCGCCAAACGCGATCGCGCCAGCGACGGGCCGCGACCGGGTGCCGGGCCCGAGATTCGGTTCGGCGACGACCCGCTCGTGCACGTGCGGTCTGGCATCGAGAACGCGCTGCTGCATCGCATCCGGCCCAAGAACGCCGGCGACGAGAAGGGCTTTGAGCTCTCGGATGAAGGCCGCGAGTATCGCGGGATGACGTTGCTGCGCGTCGCCGAGGTCTATCTCAATGGCATCGGTGTGCGCACGACGTCGCTCTCCAAGATGAAGATCGCGGCGCTCGCGCTCGGCCTCGAGTCGCGCGCACCCGGGATGCACACGACCTCGGACTTTGCGAACCTGCTGGCGGACGTCGCCAACAAAACGCTGCGCCGTGCCTACGACGAGGCGCCGCAGACCTGGCGCCCAATCTCGCGGCAGACCACGCTGCCGGATTTCAAGCCGGTCAAGCGCCTGCAGATCGGCGAAGCGCCGCAACTCGTGGAGGTCGGCGAACACGGCGAGTTCACCTTTGGCACCATCGGTGAGGGTAAAGAGCAATTCCAGCTCGCGACCTATGGCCGCCGGTTTGCCATCACGCGCAAGGCACTGGTCAACGACGACACCGACGCGTTCTCGCGCGTGCCGACGCTGTTCGGGCGCTCGGCGCGCAACCTCGAGTCGAATCTGGTGTGGCAGCAGATCACCACGAACCCGACAATGGGCGACGGCGTCGCGCTGTTCCACGCCACGCACGCCAACCTCTCGGGCACGAGCGACGCCATTGCGATCGCGCCGATCGGCGCGGGTCGCGCGGCCATGCGGGTGCAGAAGGGCGTCGACGGTACGACGCTGCTGAACATCGCCCCGCGCTATCTGATCGTGCCGGCCGCCAAGGAAACGATCGCCGATCAGTTTGTCAGCACGAATCTGCTGGCGAGCCAGTCGAGCAACGTCAATCCGTTTGCCGGTCGTCTCAGCGTGATTGCTGAGCCGAGGCTCGATGCGGCGAGCGCGGTGAGCTGGTATCTGGCGGCATCGCCGGATCAGATCGACATCATCGAGTACGCCTACCTCGAGGGCGAGGAAGGCCCGATCGTCGAGAGCCGCGTGGGCTGGGAGGTGGACGGGCTCGAGATCAAGTGCCGCGAGGACTTTGCGGCGAAGGCGATCGACTTCCGCGGCCTCTACAAGAACCCCGGCGCGTAAGAAGGCCGAGGAAACGAATCGGCATCGGGTGAGTCGCCAGTCGCGGGCGTCCAATACGCGGCTTCGAGGGAGAGGCTATGAAGACATTCGTGCAAGAGGGTGACACGCTCGAGTTCACGGCGCCGTCTGGCGGGGTCACCGCCGGCACAGGCGTGAAGATCGGCGACGTCCTCGTGATCGCGCTCGACACCGCCGCCGTCGGCGTGAAGTTCCGCGGCCGGCGCACGGGGGTGGTCGAACACGCCAAGCTGAGTGCGCAAGCGTGGACCGAGGGCCAGCAGGTCAACTGGGACGACACGAACAAGCGCTTCACGACCGTCACGACCGGGAACTTCAAAGCCGGCGTGGCCGCGGCCGTGGCGGCGAACCCGTCAGCGACCGGGCAGGTGGTGTTGGCGGGCGTGAATCTCGGGGCCGCGCTGGCGTAATCGGTCGCTGGTGATGGACCTGGCGCCCCTGCGGGCCCGCGTGACGCAGCTTGGGTTTGCTGCGCATGGCGTGCCGGCGACGGTCACCAGGCCGCTGCCGGATGACACGCCGATTTCGACGCGAGGCATCTGGATCACGCCGGGGCTGTCGCGGCCGTTTACCGACCCGCTGCCGCGGGACTTCGCGCTGCAGCGACGGGAACCCGAACGCGTGATCGCCTTGCCTCGATCGGAGGTGCCGACGCTGCCGACGGGCACGCGGGTTGACGCGCCCGAGCAGCTCGGTGGTGCAGTGAGGGCCTGGCGCGTCGACGCGATCGACTACGTCGACGCAGCCCAATATCGCGCCTTTGTCGTGCTCGAAACGGAGCCGTAGATGGCCACCGACCCATCGCTTCGTGAACGCGTGCTCGAGGAGCTCGAGCGCCGCGCCTCGATGATACGCACGGCGAACGGCTTCAGCACGGACGCCGGCTTCACGGTCGTCGTTGGTGATCACGTCGTGCTGGGGCCCGAGGATCCCGAGTCAGCCGTTGCGATCGTGCCCAAGGACGACCAGGCACCAACTTACCAGGGCGAGAACATCGCCTTCGAGTGGCCGATCGAGGTTCAAGCGCATACGAAGGCGGACATCAATCGGTCCTTCGTCGCGGTGGAGCGGCTGGTCGCGGACATCAAGCGGGCGATTGAAAGTCCCGATCGAAACCTCGGTGGATTGCTCGCCAATCGCTTCTATCGAGGCGGTGCGCGGCAGATTGGTCGGGAGCCAGGGAGCACAACGGTTGGCGCGGCGCTGATCTACTTCGTGCCGCTGATCGAGAAATGGGGGGAACCCTAGCGTGACGTCGCTGACGTTGGACACCAAGGGGTGGGTGCGAGGGCTCGCGAATCTGCAGGCCAACGCGCCGGCGGCGATCGCGCGCGCGCTCAATCGCTCGGTGACGAGCGCAAACGTCGTGATGGTGCGTGCGGTCGCGACCGATCTCGCGTTGAGGCAGTCCGACGTCAAGGAACGCATCTCCGTGAGAAATGCGTCGCCGGCGCACCTGGTGGCACAGCTCATCGCCACGGGCATGCGGATCCCGCTGATCAAGTTCAATGCGCGCGAGCGCCGCGGCCGCGGCGTCACGGCGCGATTGCCTGGCGGTCAAGGCAGCTATCCGCGAGCGTTCATCGCCACGATGTCCAGCGGCCATCGCGGCGTCTTCATCCGGAAGGGCAAGCCACGGCTCCCCATCGCGGAGCTGTTCGGGCCGTCGATTCCGCACGTGTTCCAGAAGCACATCCCGCAGGGTCTCGCGCGCGGGCTCGAGCAGCTCGGGAAGAACCTGGTGTCCGAAATGCGATTCGCGCTGCGCCGGAGCGCAGGCTAGGAGAAGAGCCGTGAGCAACGCCATTCCCTATGAAGTGATCGCCGCGCCGTACACGATCTGGCATGCGCCGGTCGGTGAGGCGTTTCCGGCGATCAACGCGACGCCGGCTGGCAACTGGGCGAAGCTCGGCACCTCGGGCGATCTGAACTACAACGACGAAGGCGTCACGATTGCGCACCCCCAGTCAATCGAGAAATGGCGCTCGCTCGGAGACACGGGCACGCGGAAGGTGTTCAGGACCGAAGAGGACCTGATCATCCGCGTCATGCTCGTCGATCTGACGCTCGAGCAATATCGCCACGCACTCAACCTGAACACCGTGACCACGACGGCCGCGGGGTCGGGTACGGCCGGCTACAAGAAGCTAGGCCTCTCGCGTGGCCCGGACGTGGCGCAGCGTGCCCTGCTGATCAAGGGGCCCTCGCCCTACGGCGCCGATTGGTTCATGCAGTACGAGATCCCGATCGCGTTCCAGACCGGGAGCCCCGAGCCTGTCTCCAAGAAGGGCACGCCGGCGATGCTGTCGCTCGAATGGAGCGCCATCATCGACCCGAACGCCGTCACGCCAACGGAGCGGTTCGGACGCCTCATCGCGATGCACGCGGATCCGCTGTAAAGGCAGCGGGGGTGGTTTGTGGATGAAACGGGCGTGCAGACGTCTGCACACACTGGCGGCGGGGCTGAGGGCGGCGGGCTCGGGGCGCAGGTTCTGGCGCTCCGGGAAGTGGCGGCCAGCCACAAGCGCGCGATCCGGCAGCACCGCGAACGACTGGCCTCCACGATGGAGGCGTTGAACGAACTCGAGGCGCGATGCCGTGTGCTGGGCATCCGCCTGATCGTCCAGGAGTAGACCGATGGCGCGCACCGCACTGACCGTTCAGCAGATCGTTCGGGCCGGACTCACCCCCAGCTACAGCGCCGCCAACGTCGACGGCCATTCGATTGCGAACGGAGGTGAGCGGGAGTTCCTGCACGTCAAGACCGGCAGCACCGCCTGCGACGTCACGATTGTGACGCCGGGTACGGTCGACGGCCTGGCGGTCGCCGATCGCACCATCTCGCTCGGCACGAGCTCCGAGCGCATGATCGGCCCGTTCCCTCGGGGGCAATACAACCAGGCCGACGAAACCGTGCACGTCAATTTCAGCGCGGTCACTCAGGTCACCTGCGCCGCCGTCCGGATCTAGCGGCGGCGCTTCCCCACTGTCACCGGCGGAGAAGGACTCCTTCATGGCCACCGACAAAGAGCAATCGGTTCTTGACATCGACACCGTCGTCGAGCGTCTCCATGTGCGGATCGACGGTGTCCCGCACCTGCTGTCGCATCCCAACGCGCTCTCGCTCCAGGGCCACTTGCGGATGGAGAAGATTGGTCCGCGCATGGGCGAGCTGCTGATCGCCTCCGCGCAGCGTGAGCTGAACGGGGACGAGGCGGGGGAACTTGATCGCCTGCTCAAGGAAGGCTGTCGCTTGGTGCTGGAGGCGCCGGACAGCGTGCATGCGAAGTTGAGGGACACGCACCGTGTGTTGATTCTGCAGGTTTTTACGCAGCTCCAGTCCCGATCGGTGACTGGAGTGGCACAGACGGTGACTCCGCCGAGGCGCACTGGGGGGAAATCCTCGCGCGGCTCACGCGCTTCTACCCGGGCTGCTCTCCGGCCGACTGGTTGACCACGGTGCCGATGGGACTGATTCGAGCGCTCGTCGCCATGGTGCCGCGCCTGCAGGCCGAGGAGGCCATGACCGCCATGACTTCGGTCGCATTGGGCACGGGCTCGCTCGCCAAGGCTGAGGCCTCCTCGCTGCTCAAGTCGTTGTCCAGGACCGCAACGGGCGGCAAGCGGACACGCGCGAAACCAGCCAGCCCGCACCAGCTCGCGATGATGGGTATCGGTTATCACGAGGTGACCGTCGATGGCCACTGAGCGGATTGGCCGTGCGGTCCTCGAGCTCGTCACCGACAGCAAGGGCTTCTTCGCCGATGTTGCGGCGGCCAAGAACGTCGCGCAGAACGAATTGCCATCCGCGTTCAAGCAATCGAAATCCTCGCTGGACGCCCTCGCGCAGGGGATGACCACTGCGGGTAAAGAAGCGAGCGCCTCGAGCAAGTTGATCGCTGGCATGAGCCTGGCCGGCAAAGAGGCAGCGACCGGTCTCGGCGAGGTGCCGCCCAAGTTCTCGCTGATGCAAGCCGGCGCCGACGCTGTCCGCACCTCGGTGGGCAACATGGTGGCCGGATTCACGGCGGCCAACATCGTCACGAACATCGTCATGAGTCTTGGCGCAGCGCTCGCCGACGCCGCCAAGGACGCGCAGCGATTGCCGGCGGTCTCGAGGTCGTTCGATCAGCTCACGAAGTCCGTGGGGGAAACCAACGACGCCATGCTCCAGGCGGCCAAGCAGGGGACGAAGGGCCTTGTCACCGAGCTCGATCTGATGCTCGCGACGAACAAAGCCGTTCTACTCGGCCTGCCTGTCACTGCGTCTGAGATGGGGAAGCTCGCCGAGACGGCCACCGTGCTCGGCCAGGCAATGGGCTCGGACGCGACGACGGCGATGAACGACCTGATCACGGCTCTTGGCCGGTCGTCGCCGCTCATCCTCGACAACTTGGGTCTTACGGTGAAAGCCGGTGAGGCGAACGAGAGATACGCCGCGCAGCTCGGGAAGAGTGCCAGCGAGCTCACCGAGACGGAAAAGAAGACGGCGTTCTACAACGCTGCGATGGAGGCTGCCGAAGCGAAGGTTACCGAGCTTGGTGGAGCGCATCTGACGTTGATGGATCAGGTCTCGAGACTCGGCGTGCTGTTGAAAGACAACGCCACGCACATGATCGCGAACGTCAACAATACCGGCGCGCTCTCGAAGGCGATCGGCGCGCTCGTCGATGAATACGAGCGCTACAGCAACGCCATGAAGGACATCGACGAGGCGCAGCGGCGCGTCCTCGAGAGCGGCGGGAAACTGAATCCGCGTGACGTCGCTGATCAGATTGAGCGGGACCGCATGCTCCCCAAGAACCTCCCGCTGCCCAAGTCGCCAGGCCTACCTGACGTCGGTCCGACATCCGCTGAGATTGCGAAGCTCGAGAAGGAGTCGGAGAAACTCGCCAAGACGATCGAGAAGAAGCTGAATCCCACGCTGCTCACCACGACGCAGCACATGAAGGACTGGACGTTCTTCGCCGCGCAGGCCGGAATGGCGATGACGTTGTCGATCGAGAACCAGAACGCGTCGCTCACCGCCTATCTGCCGAACTTCTCGCAGTTCGACATGATGATGACGGGGCTGCCTGGGAAGGTTGACAACTACAACTCCAGTGTCGAGGCCGCCGCGATCGCGCAGGAGCAGGCCGCGAAGAGGACGGAGCAATGGCATGAAAGGGTCATTGGGCTGGGCTCTGCGTTCCTCGACCTCGGGTTCACGGTTGGCGGCGTGCTCGGCGACATTCTCGGTGGCATCGGCGCAACGATTCAGGGCGTCAGCATCGCGCGCGAGAGCGTCAAGAGTCTCAAGGACGGCTTCAAGCTCCTGAGCGGCGGAGACGTCCTCAGCGGACTGACCAGTATCGTCGGCGGCATTGCCGGCATCGTGCAGGCGGCGCAGGCGGCCGTCGCCATGGTCAAGAGCCTCTGGATGGGTCTGAAGATGCTCTTCGGCGGCGGTGAAGAGGGCGTGATCGTAAATCCCTGGCGCGACAAGTTCTTCCAGCAGTTCCAGGATCGTTATGGGCTCGGCCCGTACGAGTCGCTCGTGGCGGCGTTCAACGAGGCGATCGCCGGCGGGCTGAAGATGGACGGCAATCAGATCTCCGCCCTCATCAAGCGCTTGTACGACTCCAAGACGATCAAGGATGCCGAGTTCGCTGCGCAGAACATCCTCGACGCGCTCGCCGAGGGCGGCGTGCGGTGGCCGAAGCTCCCGCCGCTCGCGAAAGGCGGGATCGCGATGAAGCCCACCTGGCGGCTCTTCGGCGAGGCCGGTCCAGAGGCCGTCATCCCGCTGCATCGGTTGAAGGACGTCATGGGCGGCCTCAACCTGCGCGAGAGCGCGCTGACCGGAAAGCTGGATCGATTGATCGGGCTCCAGGAGCTCGTCCTGCGCGAGTTCAAGATGCAGCCGACCATGGTGGCCTCGGCGGTCATGGGACGAGGCTAACGTGCGACACGAGATCTCGATCGCGCGCTTCGGCCGCTATCTCGAGCATCTGATCAACCTCGAGCAGGTCGTCGCCGCCTACGGACTCAGTGAGCAAATCCAGCCGCGGGCGAAGTGCATGGTCTTCGACCGCAATCACGGAACGTGGGAAGGCACCGGCGCGGTGCGAGGCCAGGCGTTTACCTCGATCCCGGGTGGTCATCTCGGGGTGCAGCTCAATGGCTCGGCACGCGTGCGCATCCCGCACGATGGCTCAGGTTTCGTGATGGAAGGCGACTCCGGAGGCCGCACGCTGTCTGGTGCCTTCGGCGACTTCGACATCTTCTCGCTGATTTGCACGACGCAGAACGATTCGACGCTTCGGCCCATTGTCCAGAAGCAGGAGACGAACAGCAGCGGCAACGGCTGGCACAAGGCGATGAAGGATGGGCAGCTGCGCGGATACGGGAAAGTGGGTGGCGTGGAGCTGTTCAACTTCGGCCGGGACTATCCCATCACCGACGGTCTCGAGCACATTGTGCAGTTGCACATCAGTGTCGCGAACGGTTTCGCGCGCTTGATCGTGGACGGCGTGCCACTCGGCGCGGACGAGCCGTTCAGCGGCGAGCTCGAGATCAACGGCGGCGACTGCCTCATCGGCATGTTCAACGACGTCGTGCCCGGTGATGGGTTCATCGGGCGCGTTGCCATGGTCGCGATGAGCCGAGAGGGAAATCCCGACATCTGCGCGGATCTCCACCGCACGCGCACGTGGCACGACATCACCAAGGATGTGCGCGTCGACACGGCGCCGGCGCAGGCCAAGCACGGCACGTGGGATCAGTCTCCACTCGCCTTTACGGCTGCGCCTGGTCTGATGATGTTCTCGCTCGACAACTCGAATCTGAACGATGCCGGCAAGCAGGGGGGCTTCACGCCCGGCCATGCGAATTGTCTGCCGGGGTTCAAGGAAGGGATCCCGATCAAGTGGGACATCCGGGATGACGCCGGCGCGCTTCACCCGCAATTCCGAGGGTTCATCGAATCGATCGACATCGAGACCGGGACCGCTCGAGGGCAGCGCGTGGAACTGCTCGCCGCGACGTGGTTCAAACGCGCGATGGAAGCGTGGGTTCGTCAGCTCCCGGTGCAAGTCAACCTTCGTTCGGACGATGCGCTGCGCTGGGTGATGGACCAGTGCGAGCGGCCGCCGATGGCCGTCGATCTCGCTGTAGGCGAATCGACGTTCCCGATCGTGTTCGACGACATTGATCCGGAAGAGTTCGTCTACACGGTGATGGCGCGCGTCACCGTGAACGAAGGCGGGCGCCTGTATGAGCGTCTCGACGGCACCGTTGCGTACGAGGCAAGGCCGACACGGTTCCTCAAGATCACGCCGGATGCCGTGTGGAGCCAGTACGAGCTCGAGGCGCTCGATGCGAAACGCGCAAAGGAACAGGTCGTCAACCTCGCGAGGGTGAGCTACCGCCCGGCGCGGGTTGGTGCCACGGCGACGACCGAGTTGGCGTCGATGTCCCAGCGCGTCGAGGTGCCGCCGAATCGCTCGCTGCCAGTGACGGTGGAGCTGACCTATCGCGACCCGACCCAGCCGAGCGCAGAGGTTGGCGGGATGGATATTCAGACGCCTGTGGCCAATACCGACTACACGATGAACACGCAGGCTGACGGCCAGGGCGACGACATCACGGCGTTCGCGGAAGTATCGATGCCGGATGCGGTGCGCGGCGGCTCGAGCGTGAAGGTGACTGTGCGAAACACGCATCACGTCTTCGTTGGGTATTTCATGACACGCATTCGCGGGCGTGACCTCAAGCGCTTCGACGAGCAGCAATTCGAGGTGCGCGACGACGCGAGCATTTTCCAGAACGATCCGAAGCCGCTTGGCATCGCCTTCGACTATCAGACGAACGAGGATGAGGCCAAGGCGATCGCCGGCCAGGTCGTGGCGCTGCGCAAAGAGCCCTTCATGGCGCCCCGCATCGCGACGCGGCGCAACATCGATCCCGACATCCTCGAAGACATGCTCGTGCGCGAGATGGGCGACATGGTCAGCCTGTCCGAGGACATGTCCGGCCTCGACGGCAGCCAGCGGACGTTCATCGACGGTCGAGAGCTGATCGCCGGCGGTCCGGACGGCGAGCTCGTGGCGACGTACGCCGTCACGCGTGCGCCGGCAGCGCAGTCCTTCTGGATCCTCGAGGAAGAGGGTTACTCGGAGCTCGACGAAACGACGGTGCTTGGATGACCGCGATCGGCACCTGCGTCATGTTCGCGGAGCGGTTGATCTCGTCTGAAGCCGTGTATCGCGCCTTTCAGGCGGCGCGCCTGAGGAAAAGCCGACGGCAGCTGCAACTGCAGTCGGAGCCGCTCAGGGCTGGCCTCGATTGTGGCGTCTGGTTGGCGTGGTGTCCCTGCGGCAACGGCGTCGGCGTCGATCCGCGCTGGGCATTCGCTGGCTGCGCCTGCGGTCGCACCTGGGAGCGTATTGAGTTTCCCGATCAGGCGATGCTCGAGCAACTTGATGCCGTGCTCGCGCTTCGGCCCGCGGGGTCCATCAACAAATCGCCTGTGCGCTGGTACAGCTGGCGGCCTGGCGAGACGGTCGGCGATCTGATTCGCGAGAACCTTCGTCATGGCTGGCCGATTCCTGATGGAGCGTTGTCGTGGCAGTAACCGCGCGTACGTGGGTGTCTGGCGAGTTCGTCACGGCCGCCAAGATGAACACGTTGCGTGACGACATCCTGGAGCTCGATGCTGTGGCTGGATTCAACGACGCTCAATACGGGACGGTGACGATCGCGGACGGAAATACGTCTGGCACGGCGACGATCACGGCCGTGAGTGACCGCGCGATGGTGAACATGAACGGGTGGTCGACGAATGCGAACGAGGCCAACTATCCCGGCGCGACGCCCCGGCTCACGAAGACGAATTCGACGACATTGACGGCGAACCGTGGCTCGAACAACGGCGACACCGTCGTGTCCTTCTGTGTCTCGGATCCTCGAGGGTGATCTGCGCATGCCGATGACCCATCTCGTTGAAGTGGACGAAGCGACCGGACAGATCGTCGGTGAATGGAGGAATGACACCGACAAGATTCGTCCGCCTGTCGCGCCGGCGGGTCACCGGTTCATCGATGTGACCGATCGCCGCGTCGAGCCAGGCGCGCTGTCGCTCTCGCACCGGGTCGTAGATGGTCAGCTCGTGGCGCGACCGCCGAAGTCAACCGTCGTTGACAACCGCGCGTTCCTGCGATTGCTCACGCGCGACGAGCGCCTGGCGATCGCGGCGCAGCGTGACTCTGACCCGGAGATCGCCGACTTCTGGTTGCTCTTGTCGGTGGGCCAGTCCGTCGATCTGGGGCATCAGGATACCGCGGCTGGTTTGGCGCTCCTGGTCGAACGACGGCTGATCTCTGAGGAGCGTCGGACCTCTATCTTGGCCAATGAATCCCCGTCGAAATGAGTTCGAAACCGAAGGGAGTCTCACCGTGATCCGTGCTCTTTGTGTTCTCGCGCTGCTGGTGAGCCTGTGGGCGTCGGTTGCATGGGCACAGACAGCCCCCGCGCCGACATCGTACGTGCTTCGCATCTACGCCCCCGGACAGCCGGTATCAGCGGTCACGATCCAGGCGAGTGAAGCCGAGTGCAACCAGCCGAGGGTCACCGGCTCCAATGTCAACCCGACCACATGGCGATGGTTCGACCCCGCCAATCCCGAGCGGGATTGCATGTATCGGGGTGATGCGCCGCGGCTCGCGGCACTACCTGATGGCGGCTACGAGGGAGCCATCGTCGCCGTCGCTGTGATCGAGGGCCCGGAGAGTGCGCGATTCCCTTTCGGGCGTCGGCGGCCGATTCCACCGGCTGCCGTGACGGGGGTGCGAGTTATCGAGTAGGCGCGGAACGATTGCGCATGGTGTGGGGTGGTGGATGGGTCTTGCTGATTCGCTGCGAACCGTGACGAAGTCGTGCGGGAAGACCTCCGACGAGATCGCCGCGATCGAGGCGGAACAGGTGCGACTGATTCGGGTGTATCGCCGGCGCTGGCGTCTGCGTCAGGCGCGCGTGCGGTATCGGGAAAAGGTCAGGAGGGCGCGAGCGGCATGACGACGGCCACGGTCGAGAACGGCCATCGGCAACGGTGGACGCTGGAACGCTGGATCACGGTCTTGACGTTCGTCGCGACCTTGGTCACGTTGGCGTTCACAGGTGGCGTGAGCTGGGCGCGGGTGACGTCGCTCGAGCAGAAACAGGGCGAGCACGAACGACACGCGCAAGCGCAGTTCCAGGACTTCGTTCGCAAGGACGTCATGGAAAAAGAGCTCGCCCGCATTTACGACAAGCTCGAAGACCTCGAAGAGAAATTGGATCGCATGCAACGCTGACCGATTGGAGGCGAGCTTTCGGAGGGAGACAGGGTCATTCGCCCCGACGCTCGCATCTCTTAGGTGTGAACTGGTGCTTCGGCTTCGGCGGCTTTGGCTTGGCCCTATTCATAAGTCGACGATGCGAGCTTCGAGCGATCAAGTCGCCGATCATCACGGCGAGCAGGACACAAATCCCCAGCCAGAAGAGGTCGAAGAAGGTCCAGTCGCTGAACCCTCCGAGGTTCGCCGCGCCCGCCGCCATTTACGGCCTGCCTGCAGCGCCTTGGCGCTTGTCGCGACTGAAAAGCGCATAGACGGGGGCCCAGCGCTCGCAATGCGTACAGCGAACCAGATTGTCATCGCAGTTGTCTTGGTTGGCGGAGAACCACTGTTGGCAGAAGAAACAGAACGCTCTCACTCGACCCATGTGCGGTCGGCGTTCCCGATGGGTGCCCGGAGGCTTCGCTCGTGTGGAAAAACACCGACTCTTTACGAGGTGCTTTCGTGATCACGGGCCGCCCTTTCAAGGCTGAAACCCGGGTTCGAATCCCGGTGGGGACGCCATCTCCTTTCGCGGCTAATATACACAATCCAAACGAGTAGTACAAGCGGGCATTCTCATCGCTGTTCACGAGTGTTCACAGCTCTTGAGCCCTCTTGGCCGATCTGGTTCCCGCTTCGTTCCCGGTAACTGCGGTGCAGACGTCTGCACTAACCGCCTGCAAGGGCCCTGCGCTTTGACCGCGTCTGTCCGTGCGCGCGGCTATGCTCGATACGGTACGAAACGTGATAATTTCATGCGACCGCTTGATCCTCGATTTCACAAGGCGTTCGTCACGACCGTCGTCATCGTTACTACTCGGTAACGTTGCTGCCGCCGCGCTATGAGCTTCCCTTCTTCCGAGCGCGTCGTGTACGACACAAACCCGCTCGAGGAGGTCATCTGTCAGCTGAAGTTTCCGCCGATTCTGCGGATCGACTCCAGCGTCGCCGAGTTTCAGGAGGCGATCAGAGGCGACTATCCCCTCTATGAAGAGGAGCAGGTCAGCCTTCCGGGAGTCCAATTGCCGGCGGAACTCGTTGAAGTGATTCGAGTGGGGCGCAGTGGGCCCAAGCCCGCTCAGAAGTTTCTCTCTGAGAATCGCGATTGGACAGTCTCGATCACGCGCGAGTTCATAGCGTTGACGACGCGTCGCTATACCCGTTGGGAAGACTTTCGCGTGCGGCTCAGGCAAGTTCGCGCAGCCGTCGAGCGCGTTTACTCACCGGCGTTTTACACGCGCATCGGGCTGCGATATCGGGACCTGATTCGACGCTCAGCGCTGCCGACCGTCGCAGATGATCCGTGGGTGAATCTGCTGAAGCCGCACATCGCGGCCGAGCTGGCCACCGACTTGGCTGGGAATGTCAAGGAGGCGGAGCACGTTGTGCTGATTGCCCTGGAGCACGGAAATGTTCGGGTTCGCCACGGCTTGACGAAACCGGCGGGCTCGGAGGAGCAGTCCTACACCATAGATGCCGATTTCTTCGCTGGTGACAGGACGGAGCTGAAAGATGCCGACGACAGACTTGATTTCTTCAATCAGCAGGCGGCGAGGCTATTCCGGTGGTGTATCAGCGACCGGCTCCATGAGGCCATGGGGCCTCACGCCATCATGGATGGAAGAGACCTCCCCTGATCGCTTTTCGGTGATCCGCTGGCAGGGCCTATTCGTTGACGACATGGGCGAGACTGCATCAGAGCCGTCTGTGGATGATACGAAGGATGCGATTCTTCGCCAGCTTTATCACGTGTACTTGGATCGATGCCTGGATGCCCGTCCGAGGTTTCATGTCCTCGACGATTCAAAGTGGCCGCGTGTTCACACATACGGCATGACCGTCGCCGGCGTCGGGTCGATCGTGTTCACCACTGGTCCGTTGATGGTGCCCGTTGCCCACTTGCTAAAGCCCTCTTTCAGGGCCCACGTGTTCGCCGAGCTCGAGCGACTGCAGTCGCTTCGCGCCGGGTGGGACGGTTATCGCGCGCCGGCGCTCAATGCTGATGTGATCCGGTCGGCTCGAGAGCTCGTTATGCAGTTGTCGGACGCGCTCCCCGTGCCAAGTGTCGTGCCGTTAGCGTCCGGTGGCCTGCAGCTTGAGTGGAGCGACGGCCAGCTCGCTCTGGAGCTCGAATTCGAGACCGCAGACATTATCCGATTCTTGCAATGGAGTCCCGCGACCAGTGAGTCCCGGGAAGACACGGTCTCCGTCCGCGATCTCGCTCGCATCGAAGCCCTCATCGATTGGTTCGCGCAACGGAATGTGTAGGCCAATCGCGGAACGCGGTCCTCAGGTGGCCGCGCTTGAGGACCTGTTTCGGATCGTCTCCGCTGAGTGGATCCATGAGGGCCGGGTTTCGTCCGGGGCGTTCACATTTCGAGACTGCTTTTCTGTTGAAATCTCCTCGCGAACCAGCGGCCCGCTCGAGAGTCTTTCGCGCGTCCCGGGCGCGTGCGCGGTCGTGCGGTTCAACTGCGGTCAGGCGCGAGCGATTGGTGGAATGGATACACGGGATGAGCGTGATGAGTTTCATCCGGAGAACCAGGCGCATGCTCATGTCTACACCGATCCGACCGGTAACAGTCGCAGGAAAACGCTTGCGAAGGCGTTCGTCACGCAGTGCAAGCCGGAGATTGTCTTGAACCAGTGTGGCGCTGGCCGCGTGCAACTGCTTTAGAAAAAAGCCGATGCGTGCCGCGGCGGCCTGGCTGCGGGTCGGGCACTGAGCTCTCCAGGTAGTCCTCGCGAAAGATCTCGCCTGGGTGCGTCGGAGCCCGACGCATCGCTCGTTGCTTATTTCTCAGGCTCGATGTCCTCAACGCGAAACGTAATAGTCCGAGGCAGCGGCGTCCAGCGGCCGCCTTCCCATGAGCCAATCAGGGCTGAACCAGTCCATCTGTCGACCCTGATCATTGTGTTGCCCAAACCGTTGCGCCATTCGAAGCGAGGGAAAAGCGCGTGGAGCAGAATCGCCACAACGACCGCGCCGATGCCTAGCCACCAGTCCCGACGGAGTCATGGCTTTGTGCGCTGTCGGCGCTCCTGCATCGCGTGCCACAGGTCGTGGCGCAGCTGCAGCGTCGCCCAGAACTCGGCGCTCGTTTTCGTGAGCTCCGCCAAGTCGAGCGCGCCCTCGAGCGTGAGCGGCCGCTTCCCCAGCACGAACTCGTTCATGCGGTTCGCGCTCCAGCCCAATGCGCGCGCGGCCGCGGCTTGCTTCCCTTGCGCGCCGCGTCGGCCTGGCTCCGGATCGGGTACCGAGCTCTCGAGGTAGTCCTCGCGAAAGATCTCGCCCGGGTGTGTCGGAGCCCGACGCATGCGCGTCAGGCTCATGGGGTCGGTCGCGGGCCGCTCAGCGGCCGCGGCGTCCTGTGTGATCTTCTCCGATGATGCCGACATCGTATGCGTTCCCTTCGTGGAACCGGAGGTGAATCCGGTATTGATCGTTCAGCCGTATCGCGAGATAGCCCGGCTTCGTCTCGGTCAGGGCTTCCACCTGCAGTGGGCTCAGGTCATGCGTCGTGGTCGCCGCGTGGATCGCGTCGAGCTTGCGCTGCGCCACTTTCCACACGCGCTGCGGTAGACGACGCGCGGCCTTCGTGTTGAGACCGGCCGCGACGTCCGCTGTCATCTGATCTGCGAAGCTCTTGATCGCCATCTGCTCTCTCCTCGTGTGAGGCGGCGTGATTGCCGAACGCACTTAATCATACATACGACGTATGTATGTGTCAAGTTCCATCAGAACGGGAGAGCGAGCGTTTTTTCTGTGGTGGTCCGGTCGGCGTGATCCGGTTGCTGCCGTAGTCGTCCATCAGCCGCACAACGAGGGCGGGCAGGTCCCAGCCCTCCTGATCGCTTCGGGCCTTGCACCGGTCCCAGACGTCCTGGGGCAAGTCATACAGCGTGAACTTGCGCATGGGTCCTCCTTCATGCCGCGAGTTGCTCGGCGTCGACGACGCGGCCGGCGCGAAGGATCGCGTCGGCCGCCTTGAAGATGCGCTGCGCGGAGCGCTCCGGGACTTCTCCGCCGCGGAGCCAGTGCTGAATATACCCGCGGCAGTACTCGAGCCCGTCCTGGTTCAGCGCGCCAAGCACCAGCAGCGCGACCGATTCGGCCTCGACTTCGCGGATGTTGCGCGGCGTCAGGTCGCCGTCCACCATCGTGTGCTCGAGCGTGTGACCGAGCACGACGTGCGCGAGCTCGTGGACGAGCGTCTTGAACGGCACCGCGGCGATCGGCGAGACGGCCACTTCACGGCCGCGCGCGAAGCCCTGGCAGTTCCCGTCGGGCAGGTCAAATGCCGTTTCGGTGACCTGCAGCGCCTCGAGCGCCAGGGCCTTGCTCCACTCCGGCGGCGCCGGCGCCGCGTACGGCTGGCCATCGGTCTGCGACAGCACGAACCCTTGCGCACCTGGCGGCCCATCGCCTGCCATGCGGCGTAGGTGGCCATCGGCCCGAGCTCGAGGCCGCGCTCGATGCACTGTGCCCACGCGAGCAGCTGGTTGCCCAGGCTGTAGGTGTGGAACCGGGTGTAGGCCTCGTGCAGGCGGCCGGGCTCGGTGACGACGGTGTTCAGGAGGGCGGCGAACGATGGGGACTTGCTGGTCTCGGGCATTGGCTCTCTCCTCGTGTGAGGCGGCGTAATTGCCAACCGAATGAACTAATTATACATACGATACATGTATGATGCAAGTTCCGTCGCCTGACAAGGGATGTCGAGAGACGCCCGCGATGGAACTTAAAGATACACACAACGTATGTATAATTAGTTCGACGTTGGCAATCACGCCACCTCGATTCGAGGAGAGAGCAGATGCAACTGACCGTCAAAATCATCCCGAACGATTCGAGCAATCCTCCGGGAAAACTCGCAGACGCGGAACTGCACTTTGTCGAGGGTCCGCTCGCGGGCCTGAAACTGATCGGCTTCGCGGTCTGGGAACGCCGCGCCGGCGTTGGCCGGAACGTGACGTTCCCTGCCCGTCAGTATTCCGTCAACGGTGAGCGCCGCTCATTCGCGCTGCTCAGGCCTGTCGATGGGACTGCGGAGGCGCAGGAGCGCGTTCGCGAGATGATCGTCGCGGCGTACGCCGAGTACGAACAGGCGGCGGACGTGTAATTGGGCAGGTGGGGGGGAGGGGCTCTCGCCCCTCCCCCCCCTCGCCTCTCACTGCTTCCTTGTATCGCCGTGTCCTGGCTTCGGCACACGTTCAACGGTGTGCGTTGATGGATGCCGCTCTGCATCTCTTACCGTCGTGAACTCACCGGTCCGAGCGTCGCGTCCGCGTGGCGTGGTGCGAGACGTGTCTCGACCTCCGCCCGAACGTCCAGGCTTTCCTGACATGTGACCTCCTCATTGTTGTGAAAATGCTGAACCCGGCGCGATCAGAGCAAGAAGCGAGCCGCATTTCCTTCAGTGATTGTGTTCAAATCGGCCATATTCCGACTCGGAGTGTCGGTTGATCCCACAGTCGTGTCTTATTCGAGTCAGGGGTGTCGGCTGAAGCGACAGCTTGAGGACGGTGTTTGTTGAACCTGACAGTCACAGTTTGCCTCCGCGAGTTCGGTAATCGCGCACGGCCGATGAGCATGAATCCCGCAGCTCCCCCTTGAGCAGTCGCTCGATCACACGAGAGCAGTCGTCTGCGCTCTCATGTTCCTTCGAAATCCCGCGAATTCCCGCAGATTCCCGGACACCGCTTTCCGTCCAGTAAGCCCGCGATACTAAGCAGCGACAGTCGCCCTGGCCTGAAATCCAAGGGCCGATCGCGACCCGGTGGTGTCGGCATCGATGCAATCGAGCAGTGAGATACCGGCGGCAGGAGTAAGTGTGGCTCGGTTCCTGCTGTCACTTCGTGTGTTCCAGCAATTCAGGGGCGGATATCGGGAAAGTGGATGCTCGCAGCGCTGATTGTCGTCGGGTACGTCCTGTGGCTGCTGGGTGTGGTCAGCTCGTACACCCTCGGTGGGTTCATTCAGGTCTTGCTGGTGCCCGCGCTCGTTGGTTTGCTGCGGCGGCTTTCGTTTGGAAATCTTCGAGGAGTGAATCGAATGACAGAGATCGTTGATGCCTTGATCCCTTATGGCCTTCCCGGTGTGCTCCTTTTGGTCGCGACGGTGGTGGTCCTCAAACTCATAGAAAAGGGGTTCTTGGTCGTGGTCGGGCCACGCCGGAAGCGCTCGTAAGCTGGCGGCGTGGAGCAATGCTCAACCAGATTTGTTTGAGGCTGGTCCCAGGTCCAGCCCCAAGTACTCCGCCATCTGATCGAGCGATCGCCACGGGCCGAGCAGCTGCACGGTTCGAACGTCGATCCCGAACTCGCGAATCATCCGCGTGGCTCCGCTCGCGCGCGTCGCCGTATGCCAGACGACGCCGCCGGCGCGGATGCCCCACGGGATGTCGGCGCGTTTGCAGGCTCGCCGGAAGATCTTCGCGAGGTAGCCACGCGCGTGCTGCTTCGGGTCTTTCTGGACCTTGGCGAAGCGTTCGCGCCACGTCGGGAAGAAGTAGCCGTTCGCCGACTTCGGCATGCGCGCGGCCAGCGCGGTCGCCGCGGCCGTCTGGAGCTCGGTCGGGCCCTCGAGGGAGATCTGGTGCGGCCCGGTCTTGGTCTGCACGACCAGGCGCGTGCCCTGGTGATGCTGGCGGCGGAGGCTGACGAGGGTCTCCTGACGCAGCAGCGTGCCGAGGCCGACGACGAACAGGTCGTGCAGCTCGGGGTCGTGCAGCTGCGCGATCAGGCGAGTGCAGTCGTCTGCACTCAGCGTCCGCTTCGCCGGCAGCCGCTCGGTGCGGCGCTTCAGATGCGCGAGCGGGCTAACCTCGATGTGCTCGCCGACGGCCGCGGCGAGGATGCTCTTCATCAGCGCGAGCTCGCGCCCGACCGTGTTCGCCTTCACGCCGGCTGCCAGGCGATCGGTCTCGTACTCCTTCCAGCGCGCGGGGCGAATGTCGCTGAGGCGGAATGCGTTGAAGTGCTCGCGCAGATGTCCGAGCATCACGAGCTCGCGGACCTTGCCGCGGTGTTTGTTCGTGTGGTGCGTCTCGTACCACGCCGACCAGGTCTTGAACGTCTCGCTGCTCGCGATCGGGAGGCCTACCCTGCCCTTCGCGAGCTGCGTCATTCGTGCGTGGTAGATCTCCTCGGCCTGGGCCGCCTGCTGCTTGCGAAGGGTCGCTGAACTGCCGTCGTGTCGAATCCTGGTGTTCTCTTTCTTGCGGCCCGTGCCCTCGAGGAGCATCCACCAGAACGGGCTGTCACTCCGCTTAAAGAGGCCCATCGGAAACGCTGGCAGCGAGTTGTTGGTCAGCGGCTTGAAACCGTTAGTCAGATTCTGGCTTGTCAAGCACTAGCCAACCGACCACGCCAGCTTCATTGATTTGGATCAACTGTCGCTTGTATTTCTTGGCCGCAATCTGGGCGGACTTCTTTGAGTGAAAAAACACACCGTCCCCGACAACGACAACCTGAGATTTGCGAAACGGCTTTACTAGTGGACTGTACTCGCTGAAGTACTACTAATACGATGCGCCGGATTGCGATAGCTCCAGCGCACCGGTTTCGCCGTCTTGTTGTAGTGCCGGATGTAGCGACGAATCTTCCGTGCGAGATCCGC